TATAACGCCGCCGCATTGGCTGGAACGGTTGGGGGCATTGAGAACACTCCCGGCACCTACACGATCAAGGCTCGTGCAGCGTGGCCATTCGGCATCTCGGATGAGCTGACGCTGAACGTCATCGTGAACGCCTTCACGCTGAACCAGAACACGATGTTCGGCGGAATTGACGGCTTGCAGGGCCGCGTCAACCATTCGAGCAGCGACGTTGCAACCTACATCGCAGTTGAGGGTGCATTTGCCAACGACGGTTCCGGTTATGTCTGGGACATCGACGGCAGCGTCCAGGCCAACTGTGCCAACTCGATCGCTTTTTACGAGTACACCTCGGACAAGCTGATCGGCTTCCGTGTCAGCAGCAGCAACGTCGTTGAAGGCGTTTATCTGGCTACCGGCGTCACCTCACTCCCCACCCAGGGTGCGGCGATGCCGAGCACCTACACCAACATCATCACCGACACCAGCCAGAAGAACGCGGCCATCAATTCTTCTGTGCTGGACCGTAAGTTCCCGCTGGTCGCCTACTACAACGTGGGCGCAGGTTCTCAGCACTATCTGACGCTGACGCCATCCGGCACTGAGTTTGACGGCTTCGGTTCCAAAACTCAGGACTGGTCATTTGGTTTCCGCCTGGTCGATGACTGGGTGTCCAACGGCTACGCCAGTCAGATGCTTGCGCCAAGCGACGACAGCCTGTTCTTCGTCAACGCGATCACCGGCTACGGCATCGGCTCCTCGCCTTACGAGTACATCCATTACGGCGACTTTGATTCGGGTCCGTTCAGCACCAGCACCAACGGCGCAACCTGGAATATCGCCACCAACAACTGGTTGATCGGCAACGCGGGTGATCTGGTGGTCGTCACTTACGACGGCAACGGCACCGACACCTACAAGGTTTACGTCGAGGGCACGCTGATTTACAGCAGCACCGACGTCGACACCTACATGACGAGCGGCGCCACCAGCCCGACCAGCCTGGAGTTCGGCAACTTCAGCCGCGCCAACGCCGTCACCGGCTACCCCGCCGGCTACAACGAGCTAGCCGGCTGGTACGCCCGCCTGAACTACATCTTCACGAGCGTCGGCACCGCCTTTGACCAGACCCAGGTCACTGAGCTAACCAGCAACAAGGCTGACCTGACCGCGTCGACCAACTACGGCTCGATCGACACCCTTGGCACCTTCACCTCCTCTGGAGTGGAAAACACCAAGGGCAGCGTCACCTACGCACGAGGCGACTTCAGCTTCTAAGCGTCGAGGTCAGGAGCTGCTTCTTCGGGAGCAGCTTCCTCGACTACTTCAGTAACTTCAGCAGCGGGTTTGGAAGCCTTTGGCTTCGAGGCCCGTTTTTTCTTGGGCTTCTCAGCAACCACGGGCTCCGGCGCTGGAGCGTCCGACTCAAAAACGGTACTGCCGATAGAAAAGCGCTTTTCAGCCATTGGACAGTCAATACTGTGCTTATATTATTGGCTAAGACCTGTGGTCTTGTTTTAGCGCCCTATTTATGAGCGAAGAATCAACCCTACCCATCACTCCTGTGGAGACTGAGGGGACGCAGCCTGTGGCAGCGGTGCCGGGACCGGATCTTTCAGCACAACTTGAATCCCTGAAAGCGAAGAACGCCGAGCTTATTGGCGAACGACGCAAAGATCAGGAGAAATTCAAGGAGCTGCAAGACCAGCTGAACAACCTCAGCAAGCAGAGCACCCAGCAGAAGCAGAAAAAACTTGCTGAAGCGGGGGAGTTCAAAACCTTGTGGGAGGAGGCAACACGATCTGTTGCCGAGCGCGACGCAACCATTACTGAGCTACAAGCCCAGCTGGAGCGTCAAGCGAAAGAAACTCAGCAGCAAACGATTCGCGCTCAAGCGTTGAATGCAATGACCCAACAGGGGGTCTTTGCCCCAGATCAGCTTTACACGCTGATGCAAGGCAATCTGCGAGTTCGCGATGGTGCGGTTATGGCAGTCCATGGGGGCGTGGAAGTGCCGTTACAGCAGCATTTGCAGAATTTGCGGAACCCCAACAGTGGGTTTGAGCATTTCTTTCGCGCCAGCGGTTCTGGAGGAATCGGCACTCCGCGTGCCACTCCAAATGCGACGAGCGGCATGGTGAACCCGTATCGCACGGGAAACATGACGCAAATCGTGAATTTGGAGCTTACGAATCCAGATCTTGCGAAACAGCTAAAGCAAGAAGCATCTGCGGGTTAAGCCCCTGTGGGGCAAGCTGCTAACCACTACCCCTTAAAACAATGGGTGCTTATCTCGGCAACCTGAATCCCGATTCAACTTTTCTGAGTGACATCGGGTCGGCCACACGCTTGGCCACCTCTGCTCCGTTTCTTGCTTATCTGCAGGAAGCGATTTATGAGCGTTCTGATTTCATCAAGTCCGGCGTTCTGCGCCGCGACCCTCGTCTGACTGCCACTGTTGGCACTCGGATTGAGGCACCTTTCTTCGATCCCATCAACTCGACTGAAGAAATCATTCAGTCGAACGACACCTGGGGCACCAGCGGTGCTGGCCACTTCACCTCTCAGAAGGTGACTGCCGGTACTCAGTACGCCACGATCACCCATCGTGGTTTCATGTACAGCGCTGATGATCTCAGCAAGCTCGGCACTGGTGAAGACCCCCTGGCCTTCTTCCGCAGCCAGCTGGCTGATGACCTGAACAAGAAGCGCACCTCCAAGCTGGTGTCCATGCTTCAGGGCGTGTTCACCACCGCTCTGAGCGGCAACGTGCTGGACGCATCTGCGACTTCCAGCCCGACCGACACCAACTACCTGACCGCTCAGAACGTCACTGAGGCCAAGTATCTGCTTGGCGAGCGCAACCAGGATCTGACCACCATTGCTGTGCACCCCACCGTGGCTGCATACCTGGAGCAGATCGGCGCTCTGACCTTCTCCACTTCTGCACTGTCCACCGGCGGTGCAATCCAGTGGGGCGGCGGCGGTGTTGGCCTGACCTCCACCGAGGTCGGCAACTTCATGGGCCTCCGCGTGATCGTGGATTCCCAGCTGCCCGTCGAAGGCACCAGCGGCCAATCCGAGCAGTTCGTTTGCTACCTGATGGGTGGCGGCGCTGTCTACGAAGGCCAGCAGATGCCTCTTCGCCTTGAGGCCGAGCGCAATGTGCCCTCGATGCAGGACTTGGTGGCCGTCAACTACCACCACGTCTACCACCTGCCTGGTGTGTCCTGGAGCAACGCTGCAGACAACCCCACCAACGCAGCGCTGGCAACCGGCACCAACTGGAGCCTCGCCTTCAGCGACCGCCGCATGATCCCTGCTGTGAAGTTGGTCGTGAACAGTCCCTTTGGGGGGCTTGTCCCCTGAACGGGGTTCACACAACCTCTACTGGAGGGGCTTCGGCCCCTCTTTTTTATGCCACAAAGTGCAAAAAGAAAAGCAGCTGAGCCTGGCGCGTTTAGGGTTCTGTTCTGACACCCCGAAGCCTCGGCTGTGATCAACCAAGTCCGCATCCACGCCTATAAAGGCGGCGTTTTTGAGCTGTTCTATTGCGCTATCAATGAAGCGCGTAAGATGAAGGAGTTCCTGATCTCATCAGGTTTCGTCATTACGCACACTGAGGTGATCTGATGGCCCCCACCCTGGTAGCGACTCTTGGGGGATCCACCAGCAACAGCTACGTCGACCTGACGTTTGCTGACGCCTACGCGGAGAACGTGCAGTGGGGCGCGACGTGGCTTGCACTTACGGAAGATGCGCGAAAACTGGCGCTTATTACGTCGACTACTTGGTTGGAGACGTTGGAGTGGCCAGGCAAGAGGTGCACGCCGGCGACGGACGATGAGGATCTTGCGCAACGCCTTGCATGGCCGCGTAGCGATGTCACCTGCGACGGCATTACGGCAGCTTGTACGGCAATTCCTTACGAAGTCCAAACCGCGACGGTAGAGCTGGCGTACCAGTTCTCCCAAGAGCCGGATTTGATGCTGGATTCAACGGGCGGCAAAGACGCCCAGGTCCGCCGTCAAAAGCTGGACGTTCTTGAGGTTGAGTATTTCAGGAACGCTTCCAGTGCCGGCAGCAAGGGTGGCGACCTGTATTCGCAGGTGCCATGGCTTAAGAACTGGCTCGGTTGTTGGGCTGGTGGCCAGCCTGGTCAATTCCGCGTGTACCGCAACTGATGTCTAAGGTCGACGACGTTTTCGGACCAATTCCCGGCCCCCTCATGCAGGAGTGGGGCCAGGACATTGTGTTTGTGCAGCAAACCAGCTCGACTTACGACGCCAACACGGGAACCGTCACCAAAAACACGACGTCCTACAACGTCAAAGCGGTCATCACGAAGCTCAAAATCCAAGAGCTGAACGGTCTGTACGAGGAAAACGACGTCAAGATCCTGTTGGATCCCGGTCAGATCGACGGCAACTACGTCACCACGGGCGACTACTTCGAAGTCCCCTACGCCGGTGGAACGCAAACTATGAAGGTAATCGATCCCACGACCTACAGAGGCGCTAACCCAATTTTCTACGTCATCATTGCGAGACCCCAGTAATGGCCAAGGGAAACTTTAAGTTTGACGACCTTGAAACATGGGTCGGAGAGATAACTTCAGAAGTTGCTCAAACAGCTGCAGAGCGTGTAATAGAAAAACTCCAGATCGAAGGCCCTTACTGGACAGGTGAGTTTGCTGGAGCGTGGGAAGCTCAGCTAGGTAAAAAGTTTTCATCCGAGAGGTTACCAGCAGTAGACCGTAAACGTCGTCCGCGTGAGAAAGAAGACTACGTCGTGCAAGAGCCGCCAAGAACTGCTCAAACTAGAATCAACTACACGATAGGAAACAATATGGAGTACGAGTTAATAGCTAAAGATCTAATCCCAGATCCTGTAGATAAACAATTCCGAAAAGACCGAAAAGGTCGTACAGCTAGAAAGGACTGGTACCGTCTTTACATCGAAGGTGGTGGGTTGGCTACAACCTTAGAATTAGCTACTCAAAAAGCGTCCAGAGATCCAAAAATTCGTAATTTTAGGGGGAACCTGAACAGATGACCTTTCAAGCAGTTCGGCGCTACTTCGAAGAGCCTATTGAGACCGCCCTCAACGGTTTCAGCATTCCGATCCGCTACGAGAACCAGTTGGTGCCGGAAGGCGACGCCACGTCGGAGTATGCCCTGGTTCGTCTCAATTTTGGGACAACTGCAGAAATTGCTATCGGCTGCGCCCTTGAGGATCTGCGTGCATCGCTGGTTGTTGAGGTGTATTTGGAAAAGGG